ATTCCGATGGTGGCGTGGGGGATGTCGATAGCGAATCGCCCGCTGGCGTTCGCCAAGTGGGCGCCGCTTGAGATGGTCGTTTCCCTGCTCTCGGTCATCGAGGGCATCGTCAACTCGATGCTCGATCAAGAGCAGACGTTCATGTTCAAGGTTGGTCGGAGGATCGACCAGTGACCTGGCGGCCCTGGTTGGTGGTCGCCCTGGTAGGCGCGCTTGTGTTCTGGCGCCTCGATCACGTGACCGCCCAGCGTGATGACCTGCAGGCCGCCGTCGAGCAATCCGCCGAGACGATTACCGCCATGGCCCAGCAGGCCCAGCGCGACGCCCAGGCGCAGGTCCAGGCCGACGCCCTGGCCCGAACCTACCAAGCAGCACTACAGGCCTCCCATGAAGAAAACCAATTGCGCCGCGATGCTATCGGCACTGGTGCTCGCGTCGTGTACGTCAAAGCCCGCTGCCCCGCAGACGGAGTGCACCAGGCTCCCGGAGCCTCCGGCAGCGCTGATGCAGGAAGAGCCGTCCTTGCTGCCGCTGATGGACAAGTTGTTTCTGATCTCCGAGCCGGAGTCGAGCGACGCGAACTGATGATTGAGGCGCTGCGTAAGCACATCGCCGGCCTGCCGAGGTATTGCAGAAGATGATCAGTATCAAGCCGGAAGGGTTCCAGCAGCAGCTCGGCGACCTGACTGAGCTTGAGCAGCGGCAGATTCCTTACGCGACAGCCACTGCGCTTACGCGGACCGCGCAAGGCCTGATGGATCGATTGCGTGATGAGATGCGTGTCGTGTTCGACCGCCCGACCCCGTACACCCTGAACAGCCTCCGCATGGTGCCGGCCAGGAAAGACCGGCTGGAAGCGCGTGTTTGGTTCAAGGACGAAGCGGACGGTGCGCAGCCTGCATCGGTGTGGATTGCCCCCGAAGTCTACGGTGGGCCGCGTCGGAACAAGCCGGCCGAGCTTCAGCTCAGGGCCAAGGGGATACTGCCCGAAGGTAAGTACGTGGTGCCTGGTGCCGGCGCGGACCTGGATCGCTACGGGAACATCAGGCGCGGCCAGGTCACCAAGGCATTGAGCGGCATCCGCGGCTTCAGCCAGGCCGGGTACAACGCGAACGCTACCGATAGCAGACGGAGCCGAGCGAAGGGTAATGCTCGCCGCTACTTCGTCATGACCCGTAAGGGCCAGCCCATAGGCATTGCTGAGCGCACAGGCCGAGGCCGGGATGCTGTCTCGGTCATCATGGCCTTCGTGTCTCGCCCTTCGTACCGCCGCCGGCTGAGCTTCTTCGAGATCGCGCAGCAGTACGCCGACGAGAACCTGCCACGCGAGTTCGAGGTGGCGATGCGCGGCGTTGCTGCTCGGTTCGCTGCGAGGCGCTGACTGATGCACCAAAGTGGTGCGTCGCGGGTCCTCCCCGGGGTGCCCCCGTCAGAGGGTAATTCGAGCCCCGCGCGCCAAATATGTATGACCTTTTTTCGGAGGTTGGTTGTTGTTTAGTCATGAGCAAAAACGAAACAACCAAACAGCGCGGATGGTTGAACAAGTCCGAGATGGCCTCGAGCCTCGGGATTTCTCCGCAAGCCTTTGATAAATGGGGCGTTCAACCAATCGAGCGAATAGGTCGAGAGGCCTTCTACACGGTGGCGGATGTGGTCGAAAACCGCATCCAGCACGCCGCTCGGAAACAACAACCTGAGGGGGAGCTACCGGAAGGTGTTGATCCCTACGTCGAAGCGAAACTGATGCAGGCGCGGCTCGAACTTACACGCGCTCAAACCTACGCCCAGGAACAGAAGAACCAGGTGAATGACAAGCTCCTGGTCCCCGTCCCATTTGCCACCTACGCGCTGGCCAAGATCGCCGCCAAGATAGGTTCGAAGCTGGAGACGGTCGGAAAGACCGTGAGCCAACGCCACCCAGAGATGGACCCCTTAATCCTGGAAGCCTTCGAGCGGGAGATCGCCCTGGCGCGCAACCTCTCGGCCGACTTCGGCGACGACCTTCCGGGATATCTCGATGAGTACCTTGCAACCCTGGATGAATGACCTGCGCAATGCGGTCAAGCTGGGCTTGCAGGCCATGTTCAAAGACCTGCCGATGACGGCGGTCCAATGGGCTGACGACAACTTCTATATGTCGGCCGAGTCCTCGTACAACGAGGGCGATTGGAAGACGGCCCCGTTCCAGGTCGCGATCCTGAACGCGATGGGCAACGACCTGATCCGGGTGGTCAACTTCGTGAAGTCGGCCAGGATCGGCTACACGAAGCTGCTGATGGCCAACATCGGCTACAAGATCCAGCACAAGCGCCGCAACATCATGATGTGGAGCCCGACGGACCCGGATGCCGAGTCCATCAGCAAGAAGCACGTGATGGGGATGGTGCGCGACGTCGACGTGATGCTGGCCCTCGCGCCCTGGTATGGCAAGAAGCACAGCGACAACACCCTGGACAACAAGGTGTTCTCGAACCGGCGGAACCTCTGGATTCTCGGCGGGAAGGCCGCCAGGAACTACCGCGAGAAATCGCCCGACGAGGTGATCTACGACGAGTTGTCGAAGTTCGACGCTGACGTCGAGGGGGAGGGCTCGCCGACATTCCTCGGCGACAAGCGCTTGGACGGTGCGATCTACCCGAAGTCCATCCGCGGCTCGACGCCCAAGACGGCTGGTAGCTGCCAGATCACCAAGGCGGCCGAGGAGTCGCCCTACCGGCTGCACTTCCACGTCGCCTGTCCGCATTGCCACCAAGAGCAGTCCCTGAAGTGGGGCGGCAAGGATTGCGCATTCGGTCTGAAGTGGCGGAAGAACGCGCTGGGCGAGGCCGAGGAGGCCTGGTACTCCTGCGAGCACTGCAATGCCTGCTTCATCCATCGCGACATGGTGGCAGCCCAGGAGAACGGGCGCTGGATCTGTTCGGAGACCGGCATCTGGACGCGCGACAGCATGGACTGGTTCGGCCCGGACAACGAGCCGATCCGCACGCCGCGCTCGGTCAGCTTCTACTGCTGGGCCATCTACAGCACCTGGAAAGACTGGGTGTCGCTGGCTGATGAGTGGCTCAAGGTCAAAGGCGACCGCGAGAAGCTGATCGCCTTCATCAACACCACGCGCGGCGAGGTGTGGGAGGAGGACCAGGGCGAGCGTGTGGAGTGGCAGACGCTCTACGCTCGCCGCGAGAACTACCCGAAGGTGCCACCCCAGGCGCTGGTCCTGATGGGCGGCATCGACACCCAGGACGACCGCTACGAGGGCCGCGTCTGGGCCTTCGGCTTGGGCGAGGAGGCCTGGCTGGTGCATCGCTTCATCCTGACCGGCGATCCCGCCAGCGAGGAGTTGCGGCGCAAGGTGGGGCTGGAGATTCACCGGCAGTTCACCCGGGTAGACGGCGTGCCGATGCGTGTCGAGCGGTGGTGCTGGGATGCTGGCGGCCACTACGCCGACGAGGTGGAGGCCGAGAGCATCAAACACGGCGTGCATTGGGTGATCCCGACCTTCGGGGCCAGCGCCTACGGCAAGCCCATCGCGAACTTCCCGAAGCGTCGCAAGCGCAAGGTCTACAAGACCGAACTGGGCACCGACAACGCGAAGGAGCTGATCTACAGCCGCCTGCGCATTGATGTGCCCATTCCGTGGCAGCCGACGCCCGGCTGTGTGCACTTTCCGATCGACAGCGATATCTGCGACGAAGACGAACTGAAGCAGATCACCGCCGAGAAGAAGAAGCCGGTGATGGCGAAGGGTGTTCGCGTTCTGCGATGGGACTCCGGCGGGCGCCGCAATGAGGCGCTGGATTGCTTCGTGTACGCCCTTGCCGCGCTGCGCATCAGCCAGCAGCGCTTCGGCCTCGACCTCGATCAGATGGAAGCCGCCCGCCAGGCTGTTGCCAGGCCGGCGGTCGCCGAAGTGGTCGAGAAACATACCTCCAATCAATCTGCGCAGGACGTGACCAACGCGTTCCTGGGTACAACAGGTGGCAGTCCATGGCTATGAACCTTGAGCAATCGCGCGAGATTCTGCAGCGCTACATCGAAGCAGAGCAGGATGTCCTTCTGGGGAAAACCGTCTCGTTCAACAGTCGCGTCTTGACCATGGTCGACCTGGGCGAGATTCGTCGCGGTCGCCAGGAGTGGGAGCGCAAGGTGGCAGCTTTGGAGCGTATCGCCGGTGGCCAGTCTCGTCCCTACAAGCTGGCGGTCTTCGAATGAACTGGATTGATCGGCTGCTGGCGCCTTTGGCGCCGGGATTTGTCGCTCAACGCATGCGGCACCAGGCGGTGATCCGTGCGTATGAAGCTGCGAGGCCCTCGCGCACCCACAAGGCCAAGGGAGAGACGCGTTCTGCTGACGCGGCCTTGCAATCCGCCGGCCGGTCACTGCGAGAGCAGTGCCGGTGGCTGGACGAGAACCACGACATCGTTACTGGGTTGTTCGACCGCCTGGAGGAGCGAGTGGTTGGCGGTAGCGGCATTGGGGTTGAACCCCTGGTGTTGGACCTGGCTGGCGAGGTGCATCTGGAGTTTTGCGCTCAGATCAAGAGCGCTTGGGCCGAGTGGTCTTTGAGGCCGGAGACGGCGGGTGAGTTGACTAGGCCGCAGATGGAGCGGCTGGTTTGCCGAACTTGGCTGAGGGACGGCGAATCTCTGGCCCAGAAAGTCATGGGTCCGGTGGCGAACTACAAGCACCTTACTGCCGTCCCCTTCGCTCTGGAACTGCTGGAGCCGGACTATCTGCCCTTTGAGTTGAACGACACTGGCAAAGGAATCATTCAGGGGATCGAGCGCGATGCCTGGCGGCGCATCCGAGCCTTCCATTTGCTCAAGGCGCATCCAGGAGACATTGGAAGCGGGATCTTCCAGCAGACCAAGCGCGTGGAGGCTGAGCGAGTTATTCACGTTGCCAATCGCAAGCGAATCGGCCAGAACCGTGGCGTACCGCTGCTACATGCCGCGCTGGTTCGTTTGGCAGACCTGAAGGACTACGAGGAGAGCGAGCGCATTGCCGCGCGTATTTCGGCGGCGATGGCCTTCTACATCAAGAAGGGGGAAGCAGCCGACTACGGCGCAAACCAGGCTCCCGCCGACAAGCGCGGTTCATTCCCGATTGCGCCAGGAATGATCTTCGACGACCTGCAGCCAGGTGAAGACCTGGAGATGTTCGAAAGCAACCGACCCAACCCGATGCTGGAGGGATACCGCAACGGCATGCTCCGCGCGGTGGCTGCTGCTGGCCGGAGTGCCTACTCGACCATCGCGCGCTCCTACGATGGTAACTATTCATCGCAGCGGCAGGAGTTGGTGGAGGCGCAAGAGGGCTACGACCTGCTGCAACACGACTTCATCGACGACTGGTGCCGTCCGGTATACCGCACATGGGTGCCTTTGGCGATTGCCTCTGGCGTGCTTCGGGTGCCGCCGGATGTGGATGTGAGAACCCTGTTGTCGGCCGTTTACCAAGGTCCGGTGATGCCCTGGATCAATCCGGTTCATGAGGCCAATGCCTGGGAAACCTTGGTCAAGGGTGGTTTCGCCGATGAAGCCGAGGTGGCTCGAGCTAGAGGACGCAACCCGCAGGAGTTGAAAAAGTCCCGTGCCTCCGAGATAGCGCAGAACCGCGAATTGGGATTGGTGTTCAGTTCTGACGCAGCGCACAGCCTGACCAAGGATCGGCAATTGACCGCCGTTGAGGCGATCCAGAAAGCCTATTTGGGTGTTGGGAAAGTGCTCACCAGCGACGAGGCGCGACGCCTGGTCAACCAGTACGGCGCCGATCTGGAGATCCCAGGCCCCGACTTCACCGAGGAAGAGAAACCGACAGGAGGCGCCGATGGGCAGCCAACGGAAGATGAGTAGCGCGCCGCTGCTGGCCCCACAGGCCATGGCGTGCGCCTTGACCAACGACACCAAGCCGGCGGAAAGCTGGTACAGCATCAAGGCGCTTTCCCGAGGCGTTGCTGAGATTCTGCTGTACGACGAGATCGGTGTATGGGGTATCACCGCCCAGCAGTTCGCACGCGAACTCAAGGCGCTTGGTGATTTATCTCTGATCAGCCTTCGGATTCACTCCCCCGGAGGAGATGTGTTCGAGGGGACTGCGATCTACAACCTACTCAAGAATCACCCGGCTAGGGTAGAGGCCCATGTCGACGGTCTGGCAGCCTCGATGGCCTCGGTAATTGCCATGGCCGCCGACACCATCTACATGCCCGAGAACGCAATGATGATGGTGCATCGCCCATGGGGCATCCAGGGGGGCGAGGCGGACGACATGCGCCGCTACGCTGACCTGCTGGAAAAGATCGAGGGCACCATGGTTGCCGCCTACATGGCGAAGACCGGGAAGTCCGAGGAAGACATCAAGGCTTTGCTCAAGGCTGAGACCTGGATGGATGGCCGCGAGGCCGTCGAGGCCGGCTTTGCCGACCAACTTACCGAGCCGCTCGCCGCTGCTGCTCAACTGACCTCAAAACGCATGAAGGAGTTTGCCCACATGCCCGAAGCACTGAAAGCCCTGATGCAGCCGCGCGCGTCTACCCCTGCCGCCGCTGCTCCGACCCCGTCTCCGGCCGCACCTACCTCGCAGCCGGCTCCCGCAGCCCCGGATGAAGCCGCCGTGCGTGCCCAGATCAATGCCGCCGAGAACACCCGCCGGGAAGGCATCCGCGCCGTGTTCCAGCCGTTCGCCGCCTCCCACGGCGAAATGCTCAACGAGGTGCTGCTCGACAGCAGCGTCACCATCGAGCAGGCTCAAGCCAAGCTCCTGGCCTCGCTGGCCTCTGGAGCCACTCCCAGCGCCGGCCCTTCCGGCAGTCAGGGCGCTAACAGCCACGTGTACGCTGGCAACGGCAATCTGGTGGGTGACTCCGTCCGCGCCTCCGTTCTGGCCCGTGCCGGCCTGGAAGAACAGCAGAGCGACAACCGCTACAACTTCATGAGCCTGCGCGAACTGGCGCGTGCTTCGCTGGTCGACCGTGGTATTGGTGTTGCCTCCTACAGTCCGATGCAAATGGTTGGCCTGGCTTTCACTCATACCACCAGCGACTTCGGCACGATCCTGATCGACGTGGCCAACCGCTCCATGTTGGCCGGCTGGGACGAGGCCGAGGAGACCTTCCAACTGTGGACGAAGAAGGGCATGTTGTCCGACTTCAAAACGGTGCACCGCGTTGGCCTCGGCGAGTTCCCGTCCCTGCGCCAAGTGCGCGAAGGCGCCGAGTACAAGTACGTTACCGTCGGTAGTCGCTCCCAGCCGATCGCCCTGGCCACCTACGGCGAGATCTTCAGCATTACCCGCCAGGCCATCATCAACGACGACATGAACCTGCTCACCGACATCCCGCGCAAGATGGGCATGGCGGCCAAGGCGACCATCGGCGATCTGGTCTACGCCATCCTGACCAGCAACCCGGTGCTGTCGGACGGCAAGGCTCTGTTCCATGCCGATCACAAGAACCTGCAGACCGGCGCAAGCTCTGCGCTGTCCATCGAGTCGCTGAGCAAGGCTAAGACTAAGATGGCTACTCAGAAGACCGAGGTGGAAGGTGGGAAGCCTCGCACGCTCAACATCCGGCCGGCCTTCGTGCTGACCCCTGTGGCTCTGGAGGATAAGGCCAAGCAGATCATCCGCTCGGCCTCGGTGCCCGGCGCAGAATCGAACTCCGGCATCGAGAACCCGATCCGCAACTTCGCCGAGGTGATTGGCGAGCCGCGGCTGGATGACAGCTCGGCTACTGCCTACTACCTGGCCGCTCGCCAGGGCTCGGACACCATTGAGGTTGCGTACCTCGATGGCAACGAACTGCCCTACATGGAGCAGCAGCAGGGCTTCACCGTCGACGGCGTAGCAACCAAGGTCCGCATCGACGCCGGCGTGGCGCCGCTGGACTTCCGTGGCCTGCAGAAATCCAACGGCGCCTGATCGGTGCCAACTCCCGAGCCCCGCATCTAGCGGGGCTTTCTGTTTCTGCCATTAGGAGAATCAACCATGGCGAAGAACTATGTGGAGGACGGCAACGTCCTGACTCTCATCGCGCCCCCTGGCGGCGTTCAGTCCGGTGTGCCGGCGGTAGTAGGTGACCTGGTGGTGGTGTCGCTGGTCAACGCTGCTGAGGGAGAGCCTTTCGCTGGGAAGCCTGGCGGCGTCTGGCGACTCCCGGCTGCCGCTGGCCTGACCCAGGGTGCCAAGTGCAGCGTGCTCGATGGGGAGCTGGTAGCTGCTGCCACAGCCGACTCGGTGGCGTTCGGCAAGATCACCGAGCCCACCGTTGACGGCTTCGCATCGGCGATGCTGATCCAGCAATGAGCGCGCCGGGCCGTTTTGGCCGGCTGATCCAACGGCTCCACGAACGTGGGCAACAGCGGTTATCTGATGCCGTGGGCGAGTTCCGCGGCATCGGTCGTCCCCCGATCAGGGGGATACCGCTGCAGGTCGACCGAAACCTCACCTACGAGGGGCCTGATGGGGTTTTCATCACGGACAAGGTTGGGATCAGTTGGCTGGCTAAGGACGTTCCCACGGCATCGCGTGGCGACCTCTTCGTCATCGGGTCGTCGCGCTATCTCGTGGAAAAGCTCATCGCGAACGACGGTTGGTTGCTGACGGCAGCAACGATCGAGGAGGACGCATGAAGCCGAACGTGCTCACGATCGGTCGCTTGGCCTTGCTGGCGCGCCTGCAAACCATCACGCCAAACCAGGGATACCGGACGGACGCGGGAACTCGCGTGCTCTCTGGGTGGTTTAACGAGCTGGTCAAGGAGCGGCATGAGGGCTTTCCGCTGATTGTCGTCCAGCCGGGCAAGGAGCAGCCGCCGGAGGTTCTTGATGCCGCCGTTCGCTTCCATCGCGGTTTCGACGTGGTAGGTGCGGTGCAAGGTGGGTATGACCACTATGAGGAGGCCCTGGAGGATCTACAGCTGGACCTTCTGGCGTGCCTGATGCCTGCCCCCAAGGGGCAGTTCCTGCGCTGGCTGCCCCGAGAGCGCGGCATTACCGGGCTGACGTTGGGGTCGCCTGAGCCGTACCCGCCGGGTGATGGAGTGGCCGCTGCCGTGATTCGAATCCCTGTCTATCTGAAAACCATCATCGAGGGGTAACCCATGAAGAGCGATCCCCAGGTGCCGGCCACGGTCGACGCCGCGCCTCCGGCTGCGCTGAACAAAGCCGTCGAGGTCACCCTGGCCAAGGTGCATTGGCACCAGGGCGAGGAGAAGGCGGCCGGCGAAAAGATCAACGTCAGCCCTGACCAGGTTGAATTCCTGCGCCGCGAAGGCGTGATCAAGAAGGAGGCCTGATATGGCTATCGAGAAAGAGACGTATGTGATCGGCGGACCCTTCAAGATCCGCGAGTCTGGCGCCACCGCACCCTTCCAGTTCGCTGGCCTGGTGTCCACTATCCAGCAGACCATCGAGACCAACGAGATCACTCTGCCGGATACCACCACCCCGCAGGGTGGTGAGTACGATGCCGTTTCGCGCATCACTTCGGTCGGATTGTCGATCAACTTCCGAGAACTCAAGACCAGCATCCTGGCTGCCTTGGTGTGGGGGGACGCCACCAACGTTCCTTCTGCCACCCATACCGATGAAGCGCACACCGCCGTTCCGGGAGGCACGATCGCGCTCGACTTCATGCCGCTGGAGATCACCAGCGTGAAGAGCGATGACGGCACTACGACCTACGAAGAGTTCGACGACTGGAACATGACCGGCGCCGGCATCGAAATCGTTGAAGGGGGGGCGATCTCTGCGGCCACGCCGATCAAGGTGACCTACAAGTCCGCCACCGTCGATGTGATCGAGGCGCTGACCAACAGCGGCAAGACGTTCGAATTCCTCTTCGAGGGCGAGAACGCCGCTGGTACCCAGCGCCGCATCCAGGCGCGCTATTTCCGGTGCCGCCTGAACCCGTCGAGCCAGCAGGATTGGATCAACACCGAGGACTTCCTGGCCGCCGAGGCCACTGCCAAGGTGCTGATGGACCCGACCAAGGTCGGCGCTGGAAAATCGAAGTACTTCAACATCAAGAAGGAACTGGCGACGGTGTGACGCCGTTCATGCCCGGCAGGGACGCCGGATGTGGGCTCGCCCGCGTGGTGCTACAGTTGCGCCATTTAGGGAGGGGTTGAAATGTACTCTAGGTCGCGCGGATTTTCCCTTATCGAGTTGATGGTTGTGGTCGTACTCTTGGCCGTTTTGGCATTCATGGCCGTTCCGAGCTTCAAGGCTATGCAGGAGGGGAACAACCATCTAGCCGGCAAAGAAGTTTTTCTCCAGCACCTGGAATTTGCCAGGTCCTATGCGCTGTCAAAAAAGACAACTGTCGAAGTCTGTGCAGAAAGTGGAGGGTGGACTGACGGATATATCGTGCGCACAGATTCTGGTAAGACTGTTTTGCTTAAGGAAAATAAGTATAAAAACATCCATCCAGTTGGAGCGTGGAAAGGCTCTATGGAGTCTGGGTGTGTGCGATTCGTATCCAATGGGAGCGCACCCGCGGTGCCTGCCCCGACGGGGGAGTACTACGACTCTGGTTTCTTCGGTGGTGAAGAGCTGGACAAGGCTGCCTGGCGGGTGACGTTCAAGCCGTCTGGCTGGAACTGCACTGAGAAAGATCCTAAAGACCCTAAGTGCGCCAAGAAACCAACCTGATCGCCGGCTTGTGTTCTTGGTAATGGCCTGTTGATGCTAAAGTGTGAAGCGGTTCCAATGGAGAGTCGCTTATGACACGGATTTTTCCCGTTCTCGCCTTGCTTCTTGCGGTCAGTTCTGCCAGTGGGGCGACGGTCTTTAAGTGCGTCGGCCCTGACGGAAAAGTCACTTTTACCCAGCAGAATTGCCCTGACAACCAATCGCTGAACGATGTGGTTTCTGCCACCAACCAGCGCCCAAGCGGGTCAGGTGCCTCGGCTGTCATGGCCAAGCCCAAGCAGCCATCAGGTCGTACCTATAGAGGTAGTCACCAGGTCGGCAGCGGAGTGATCGTCGTCGGTGGTTCGTCGCCAAGCCCTACGTGTTCCACAGGACTATCTGAGCGTGACCTTCGCAAGGCCAAGGTCCAGGGCAAGGTCGTTCCTGGAATGTCCAGGGAGGACGTGGAAAGCATCTACGGGAAGGTGAACCGCAACGGCAGTACCGCCGGCGCGGGTGCTGTCACCTACTGGAATGACAAGTATGTTGACCAGACGACCGTTTCGTTTGATCGTAACGGATGCGTCCAGGGTTCATACCAATCGGGCCACAAGAACTAGCCGATATAACGCTTTTTAAACAGCCCCGCCATTCGGCGGGGTTTGTGCTTTCTGGAGGGTTGAAATGTCCAGCTTTACTGCAAGTAGAGTTGTAGATATTGATGGCGTTGAGTTGACCGTGCGGGAACTTAGCGTTGCGGATGTTCGAAAGCTAATGCAAGAGGTCAGCGATCAAGACCTCGTCAACAATGTCCTCTTCGAAGATATCAGGCTATCCGATCTGTGCCTGATGACGTCGGTTACGAAGAGCCAAATTAACGATCTCCGGCCTAGCCAACTCGCCAAGTTGCTGGATGCATGTAAAGAGGTGAACCCGCATTTTTTCGGAATGCTGGGCCGTCTCTCGAAACTCCACGACAAGCCATAAGGAGTTTGGAGCGCGCCATTTGCGTTCTGGTGAGGCTTGGCCATCACCACGTCCTTGAATATCCATGGTCACTGTTCTTGACCGCGCTGAAGGCTGAATGAAATGGCTGACGTAAAGATCCGGCTGACCGCTGACCTCGATGATGCGCTGCGCGAGGTGTCAGGCTTCCGCAAGGAATATGCCGAACTGGTCAGGCAGGTCGCGCAACCTCTCAAGCGTTTAAACGATTTCACTGCTCTCGAAAGCACCCTCGAGGACACGCAGCGCCAGGCGCGCTCTGCGCGCGAGCAGATCCGCACGCTCGGCAACGAGCTGGCATCGACGATCAGGCCAAGTCGCGAATTGCAGCAGGCTTACCGGGACTCCATTTCGGACCTGCGAAGCCTGGAGCGGGCAGAGACCGTCCAGGTAGCTAAGCTCGGAGCGATGCGCCGCGAGTTGAAGCAGGCCGGGCTGGATACGAGGAGCCTGACATCCGAACGGCAGCGGCTCCAGCGGGAGCTGGATCGAAACCTCCAGGCGGGCCGGAATGATGCGGCTACCACCAGCCTCCGGCAACAGGCCGCAGCGATCAAGCAGAGCGCGATAGAGCAGCGCCGCTTCAACTTGGAGCAAGCGCGTAGCACCCTGGGAGTCGCCAGGGTGCGCGAACTGCAGGCTGCTATCGGGCAGTTGAACCAGCAATATCGCTTGCTTCGATCGAGCGGAACGCTGTCTACAAGGGAGCTTGCGATTGCCCAGCGGGCGCTCAAGAAGCAGATCGCAGAGACCAAGGGTGAGCTCAACTCGCTGGGTGCCGGCTCGCGGCTGTCGAGCATCGGCTCTCTCCGCGGGAGCGGTCCAGCGCTGGCGGTTGCGGGTCTCGCCGCCGCAGTAGGCGCTGCAACGGCGAAGCTAGCGAACGGGGCTGACACTGTTGGCCGGCTCGATTCCCGGCTTCGCCTGGCGACCCGCTCGCAGGAAGAATTCAACACCGCGCAGATCGAACTCGACCGTATCGCGGATGATGTTCAGGGCGACGTCGGCGACCTCATCGGCCTTTATTCGCGGTTGCAGCGCCCTCTGCGGGATGCGGGCATGGATCAGCGCGCCGCCCTCGAAACCGTAGAGGCGGTATCCCTTGGCCTGAAGATCGGTGGAGCCTCTGCCGAGGAGTCGGCGTCGGTCATTACCCAGTTCTCCCAGGCCATCGCCAGTGGCGTCCTGCGGGGCGAAGAGTTCAATACCGTTCTGGAGTCCTCGGATCGCATTGCTGGCGCCCTGGCGGACTCCTTCGGAGTGACTGTCGGCCGGCTTCGTGAGATGGCTGCCGCCGGTGAGCTGACGTCGGAGCAGATCGTTATCGCGCTGCGGAAGGAACTTCCGAAGCTCCGCGAGGAGATGGCTTCTTTTGCGCCGGAGATCGGCGCGGGGCTGAACCGGATCTTTTCCGAAACCCAGAAATATTGGGGGCGCAGAGCGAAGGAAACAGGCATCGTCGACTGGGTTGCGAACCAGTTGAACGATGTTGCCAAGGGGATCAACACGGCGAATACGCTGGTGAAAAAGGGGGAGGGCAGCCTCACGGCCACCCTCGCCGCCGAGAAGGCGCGCCAAGAGCAGATCGTGAAGCGCCAGAACGATGCCCTGAAGCGGGCTCGGGATCAGAACGTCGCTGATCTCCAGTCAGAGGTTGTTCGGACCAAGGCCCTACTTGAGCAGTCCACCAAGAACCTCAACGACGCGCTTTCGCGCCAGGCAGATGTCCGCAAGGAGTTTGCCGACCTGGTGAAGGGCATCCAGGCGACGCCCACCTCCGGAACGCAGACCTTCGGTGATGCCACTGCGGCCCAGGCCTCGGCTCGCAACGCGCTGACCGCCGGCAACAACCAAAAGGCGATCGAGGAGGCGCGCCGCGCGCTGCAGATCCTTCAGCAACTGAAGGACGCTGGCGCGAACAGCTATGGCTTCGAAGGCGTGGCCAAAGAGGTGGAGCGCATCGCCAACAAGGCCGCAGAGGTCGAGGCTGGTAATGCCAAGGCTGCGGATGACGTCAACCGCCTGAAACTGGCCGACCTCGAGGAGCGCATCAAGGCTGTGCAAAACGTCGAGGTGTCGTTCGGAATGGACTTCGAAAGCGCGGAGACCTTGAAGCAACAGGTCGCCGACATCGCCGCCGGACTGGCTGAGCAGCTCGTGATACCTATCACGCTGGTTCCGCCTCCGGAGATGGGCTTGCCTGGCGTGCCCAGCATCACCCCCAAGATACCCGGGTTTGCCACTGGTACGCAGAGCGCTCCCCCTGGTATGGCGTGGGTTGGGGAGCGTGGGCCGGAGTTGATGATGATGCGCGGAGGAGAGCGCATCTTCAACGCGGTGCAGTCGCTGCAGATGTCGCAGAGGTATCAACGAACTCTCCCCGAGATACCCGAGATTCCGACTGCGGCGCTTCAGCAGGCGAATCCGCCGGCAGCCATGCAAAACCTGGGATCGCTGACCCTCAACCTGGGTGGAGACGATGCCGGTTTCACCGTTTTCGGGACACACGACACGCTCCGAGATATACGCAAGGCCGCTTCGAAGTTCGGGCGGACGCGCCCAAAATGACCAAGCCCGCCTCGCGCGGGCTTTTTTTATGGAGTTGGGAATGATCATTCCGAACGTGATGCTTGGGGGCGTACCGATCGTGATACACGGCGGCGCCCCGCAGTGTCAGTACCAGGCTGTAGATGGCGGCGTCGAGCGATTGAGGCTCAGCGGAGGTGCGGCAGTACAGATGACGCACTGGCGCAAGACGGCAATCACCATCAGCGGTTCAGGATGGATCGGCACGGGGATGCTTGGACTCGACTTCGACAACCCGTTGGAGCTGCGATGCAATGCGTCGCTTGGCATTTCCGGCCGTACTGCCGCCGACCGAGTATTCACAATCCCTGGAGAGGTTCGCCCCGATGCCAGTCCGTGGGGGCTGGCGCTGGTCGGCCGTGAGTGGGTCAGAACGGACGTGTCGTCCGCCGGCCAGGTGGTAACCGTGTCGGAGATCCCAGGCGCGCAACTCTACCGCGTCGAGTGGTGGCCGCTGTTCCACGTCTTCGCGTCGGTCCCTCCTGAAGCGCTTGATTCTTCGAACAACAGCCGGACCTGGCAAATTGTCGCTGAGGAAATCTGATGCTCAACGGTGGACCGCTAAATAGCGCTGAGCTGAACTCGGCCGCTCAATCCGTTGTGCCTGGTCCTGAGCCGATCATTCCAGGCTACGCTTTCACCTGGCGAGCAATCGTGCGTGTTGGCGATGACGACGTTACACCGCTCCTGACCGGGGAGATCGAGGTCGATCGTGAAGAGGGGGCGGCTGGCGTCGCTTCCTTTTCGATCTATCTCGGCGACGGCCCTGTTGTCCCTACGGACTGGATTGGTCGAACCGTAACCATCGACTACGCAACGGAGACCGCCGGCGAGCTGAGTCAGGGCCGGCGGTTTACGGGAAGGGTTACGCAGCCAGCCTGGAATCCTGTTCGGCGCGTCCTGGACGTCAGTTGCACTGACCAGTTGCAGCAGCGTGTAGAGGCCATGGAGATTGCGGCCGTTGACGCCTTGGTCGGCGGCGGCTGGTCCGCCGATGTGTTCGAGCCGGTCGATGGACGCTCGCGGTGGGACTACGCCCAGGAGCGTTTGACCAGCGTTACCGGGAGCTTGGACTGTTCGCCATACGGCGCTCTCCGCGTCACGTCATGGCTTTCGGTGGCTCCTGCCTTCGAGTTCGGCCAAGGCTCTACGGTATACGGGTCGCTTGCGGTCGAGTTGGCCGACCTGAGTTCGCAGACGAACAGGATCGAGATCGAGTGCGACTACCGATTCAGCCGGCTCTGGCAGTTGAACGCATCGTATGGATGGCAGCACCCCGGGACGGGTAACGCTGTTGGCGAGGCGGGGTTCTGTAATTGGCGCGGCGACGACACCGAGCTACCGGATGTCGAGATGATCACCTCAGCGACCGAAAGCAGCGGCCAGACGTTGTTCTATGCGACCTGGTATCCACTTCCGCCCACGGGCGTCTACTGCAATCCGCCGGCGGCATGGAGAAATGACTTCACCGAGCTGCTGCTCGGCGGAAATTGGATAGCTGGCCGGCGCTGGGTGCAGTCCGTCACAGAGCGCTACCGGCTGGTCATGGAAGTTCAGCCGAGCGTTGCGGCGACCGGTCCGATTGTCGGTCGGCAGCGCGCCTCGTTCGAGATCGAGTCGGACAAGGCCGAGCGCTGGGAAAGCGACCCGATCACCGGCGGCAGCACCGGCCACGACGACGAGAAGGATGGCAATCGGCGTTTGTCCGCCCTGAATTGCTTGTTGGCCCAGGGCGCCACGACGCTTATTGCTGCGCACCGCGGCACGACCGTAACTTGGGATGTTCCGACGTCGATGATCCTGCCGATCGATCTTGTGCATACGCTCCGCCTCGATGATCAGGGCGCGCGTGCGGTGGGCAAGTGTCGACGCATTGTTGACCGGTTCGACCTCGGGTCCGGTAGCGCCCTTACTACGATCTCTATCGCGGTGATGCGAGGTGGCGCTGGCGCCGCAGACCCCCTTGTTCCTCCTGCTGGCTCGTCCGATCCCGTCAGCCCACCGTCTGGCGGCGGACAGCTCTCGACGCAGCTCGGGGGCCGCAACGGCAGTCCCGCGTATGACGATGCGGCGGATGGTTTCTCCGGCAACTGGAGCAACCGCGATCCCGGTGCCGAGTTGTTCCCGCGGCGCTTCTCGTTGACCGCAAAAGACATTCCGGAGACCTACCGGGACGAGCATGCGCCGGAGCTTGCGGCCACCTACCGGGTATCCGTGCCTGACGACTTACTGGAGATGTAGCGATGGCGAGAGCCTGGATCAACAACTGGAAGACGACGCTGAGCGCCGGCCTTTCGCCTGGCGAGTTGAGCCTGACGGTGCCGGATGCTGCCGCCGCGCTGCTGCCGCTCTCTGGCGGTAGCTGGGTGCTGTTGACGCTGGCGGATGCTGCCGGCGCTCAGCATGAGATCGTGAAAGCAACCGCGCACGCTGGTGGGGTGGTGACGATCGAGCGCGCCCAGGAAGCCACCGCCGACGGCAACTGGCCGGCGGGAACGGCGATCTATGCAGCCGTCACGGCCGGCGATCTCATGGCACTGCAAGCGCGAATCGCGGCCTTGGAGGGCGGCACTCCCGACGGAGCCCTGGTCGATGCGAGCGGTTCGGCTCTCGTCGATGGCGCCGGAAACAACCTGATCATGGAGAACATTTGATGGCAACTGTTACGCACGTCCTGTCCGGTGCTGGCGCTCCACCCTCGGCCCCGCCCAGCGTGGGCGCTCATTACGTAAACACGACAAACGGTGACCAATACCTTGCCAAGGGCACGGCCTCTGCGGCGGATTGGGTGAAGCAGGGCGGCGGCGGTGGAAGCGCTCCCTCCGAAGTACTGCACATAACTGGCGCGGGCAGTTTCTCGCTTGGGCCGCAGCACGCAGTTGTCGAGGCGCCTCTGAATAACATTCCTGAGAACGAGATCGGGGCTGTCGATATCGACACAGCCTCTTCTCGGCAATTTGATTTGCACGTCAAGGGGAACGCAGATTCAGTGTTTTTTGTCGGGACCGCGGGTGGCGTCGACTTGCCGGGTGGGACGTTCATCGTCGGGATGCAGAGGAATTGGGCTTCAACCCGCGAGTATGGATTCCAGATCCGAGGCATAGACCTAGCTGGTGAGGCCTGGGCGCGTGTGTATTACGACGCCAGCGCTGGGACGATGACCATGCTTGTGCTCGCTGACGTGCCAGCGCCGGCATAAGGAGGTGGATCATGGCTCTATCAGATGAGCGCCGCGGCATCGGCGCGAGGAACGAAGCGATCCGCCGCGCCGGCGGCCAACGGGTTGAAGCGGAGCGCCGCGGTGACCAGGGCTTGACCGCCGCGCTCAACCGGCTGATCGAGCCGGAACGCCAGGCGCGGTCGCTGCGGAAAATCGATCCGCGCGGCGCCCTGGATGCAAAGCGCGGGCGGGCGGACTACAACCCCGCTGGCAAGCAGATCGGCGGGGGTGGCGGTATTGCGAGCCCCCTGATCGAGGAAGATGCTGGCCAGCGCGAATACTACGAACTGCAGACAATCCCCACCAGCGATGGCCTGGCCTGGCTCCGGTATCGCAGCGTGAAGAAGATCGTCATGACCGACGCGTCAGGCGCAGAAGTTGTGATGGAGTACGCGAACGATGTTTCCCAATAGCCCGCTCGATGAAGCTCCGCAGGTATGGGGGTGGCCATGGCACGGCCTAATACGACAGCCAATCAACGCCGTTGATTCGACCCTGACGTTACCAAGCGGGCGCACGATGACGATGCCGCCTGTCAGGCTCGCAAATAATACGGCCCTTTGGGACGTAGGCATGCCTATCCCTGAGGTGGAAACCGATGATCCAGATGAGCAGTGGCTAAACCGAGCGATTTTGCGTGGAACGGATTTGTCCGAAGCTTATGGCGGGGTTTCCTTACAGCCTGCATTTATACGTGGTTACACGATTCGATACGGCGTAAGCGTTCAATACAATTTTTTTCTCGAAACAATAGCTGCTAGCTGTTTGTTTCGGGATGGATTTACAGGGTTTTCCGGGACGGTCAGTAGCAATGCAATATCTCTGTCAGACCTTGGATTGCCCGTCAAGCCGGACGGTATCTCTTTCGAAGTTCTGGATGTAAATAACGACGGAACACGCCGTCTCTACCTGGCTAGATACCAAGAGACCGCTGGGAGTGGATTCATTGGTGTTGGTGGGATGCTTGAGTTGCGTGTGAGTGCGAGCGGCGCGAACAGCTTTCAAGCGGAACTGTCCGTGGTTGCACCTTGGGAGCGAATACAATTCGAGACTATCGACAGCAGTCGAACAGATGTTGACCCGAATACCCATACCCGCTTTTGGCGTGGGACGCCGGAGGACCCAGACGGCCCGTTCAATGAAAGCAGTGGAGAGCCGCCACCCCCGCCATACCCGGGGCATCCGTGGGCGCCTCACGTGTATAGAGTTCTAATCGGAGAGTTTTCAGCATCACTTCGCGCAAGGTCAACTGCTGGAGCGTGGTATGGCTTGTCTGGCTCCCTTGAGCTAATAACGCTCGAAGTTTCTATCGTGTCAACGATGTCGCGCTCGGCAGGTATATCTGGCGATCACATCTCATTTAGCATGACCGAAGATATTTCGTTTTCCTACACCTTGAGCTCTTCTTCCGGCGGGTCCTCAGAGTCGCTGTACAACTCGCTTTCTACGAGCGGGGTTCTTAATGGGCCTGGTTCTATCCAATGGACTGACAGCATCACTGGTCAAAGTGTCGCGAGTGGCTCGGAGTCTATTAGCTTGGGTGATGTATACCTGCTTACTCCTGATGTTGGCGACAGTTATGCGGAAGGATTGGACTGGTCGTCGCCAATTGAGCTGTTCCCGGGGCGTCCGTCGACGATAAGCGACCAATCTGCGTGGCCGGTACTTAGATACTCAAACAAGCTTCTAGGCCTTTTTTTCTATCGTGGTAGAGACCGCCGGTTTGCTGGAGTGGCTCTCACCCCGCATGGCCCCCACGGATCGCGTCAGGTTGATGTGGATGTTAGTGGCTTTTCCCCGTTAGAGATGGAGGCGTGGGGCAAGGGCTCCTACAACCCTCTCACCGGCGACGCTATACGCAACGACCCCAGCGCTTTCTATTCCTACGTTTGATCCCTCCAAAGGAGACGCCGCATGACGCCGGCCTGTGTACCCCTGCGCATTGAAAAAGGGGCGACGTTCCGCGACACGATGCGGATCATGCAACCGAGCCTTGTCTACCGGCCGATCACCCAGATCGCGCCGACTGCTCCCGTCCGGCTGACCGTCCCGGGGCACGGATTGCCCGGCACGTGGCTGGCATGGATAGATGGTGTCCAGGGCATGCCCGAGCTGAACCGCGCGCGCCTCCGGCAACTGCCTCACCGGGTCGCGTCCATCGACGACAACACCGTCGAGATCAACCTGCTTTCAGCCGTTGGGCTAGCGCCTGTGGGCGGGCAATTGATCTACCAGCCACCCGTTGACCTGGCTGGCGCCGAGGTACGGATGCAGATCCGCGACGCGCCAGGTGGGACGGTGCTGATGACGCTGGAGCTCGGCTCTGGCCTGGATCTCGTTGGCGCCGGGACGATCTCGCGCGAGATATCGGCCTCCGATACCGCGGCGCTGATGTGGTCGTCGGCGGTCTACGACGTGGACGTGACCTACCCGGATGGAACGGTCCATCGCTACTACAGCGGACCGATCACTGTGAGCCGTGGGGGAGGGTGCGATGGATGACACCGCCGAGCCATGGGCGCTGGCGATCGAGGTTGATTGCGAGCCGCTGGTGCTCAGCGAGATGCAGGAATACGCGGTCACCGTGACGCCGCCGGCCGATGTGCTTGTGGTTGTTGCGGGTGACCAAGGGCCTCCCGGGAGGGATGGCGTAGACGGTGCCCAATGGGGCGCGACTGATTGGTGATGAAATGGCCCAGATTCGATTTTTCAAAGTGGCAACCCTGCCGGGTACGCTGGAACCCGATTCGTTCTACTTCGTCGAGAACGGCAGCTACTCGGAGTCCTACCTGACGAACAGCGCCGGCGTGGCGCGCTCGATCGGTAACAGCGCGATGATCAACGCGCTGATCAACGATGCGTTGGCCAGCTTGCCCGGCACCGGCGCGCCGATCCTGTTCGTTGCGGATATCGCCGCCCGCGACGCCCTGGAGCCGGAGTCGGCGATATTCGTTCTGGTTCAAGACGCTTCCGCCGACCCGACAGTCGAATCCGGCGCTGCGCTGTACGCATGGAACCCGGCGACCAGCGCGTGGCTGAAGGTGGCCGAGTATGAGTCGATGGACGTCGAGCTCAACTGGGACGCGATCAACGGGCGGCCGACCTCGACTCCGGCGCAGATCGACACTGCCGTTTCCCAGGCGCACACGCACGCGAACAAGTCGACGCTGGACAAGTTCGGTGAGGCTTCTGGCCTGGTGCGCTTCAATGGCCAGCCGATCCCGGCCGAGTGGAATGGGACGGCCTGGTAATGGCCGTCCTCCAGACCCATAAAGTCGTGGCGCAACTGCCCGCGTCGCTGGAGCCGAACGCGATCTACTTCGTCCGGCGCAGCACCGGCTACGACCAGTTCGTCACCAACGGCGCGGGCGTGGTGGTGGCCTATCCGATGAACGTCCGTATCCCCGCGGCCGTTCCTGGGTATCTCGCCGATGGCTCCATGCTGCGGCTCACAATGAACCCTGACGGCCAACTGCCGGCGTACACCGCCGGCGGCGCAACTCTCAACCTGCAGGTGCTTTTCAATGGCTGATGTACGACCGACGAAGTTGCAGAACGACGGAAACGGCTACGGCAGTCTCCGCGAGTTCGCCGACGGCGACACGGTGCCGCTCTACCTGGGCGGCACTGGCGCTGCAACCGCTGCTGGCGCTCGCACATCTCTTGGGCTTGGGAGTGCTGCGATTAGATCTGCCCTGGGTTCAACTGGGGCTTTGTACTCGCGAGACAGCATCCTTGGCGCGGTTTCGCAGTCGGGCGGGGTGCCGACTGGCGCGGTGATCCAGCGGGGTAGTAATGCGAACGGTGAGTTCGTGCGGTTCGCTGACGGAACACAGATATGCATTCGGCAGATCGCGGGTTCTGGCAGCAATTATCCTGCTGGCGCACATACCGTTCAAATGCCTGCTGCGTTTGTGGGAGGGAGCCTGTTCGGTGGGTCGTTTACATGGATACCGAGCAACAATTGGCCGACGTCGCAGTGTGCAGTTAGGGGAGCATATTACGGAGGTCAGGATGCTACGTTCTATCTGAACGAGGATCTTGGCTCAAACGGGCTTTACATCTTGGTTATAGGGCGGTGGTTCTGATGATCATCACATTGTCACCGTACTATCCGCTGCCCGGAAGCGCCGAGCGCCTGTCGCTGAGCAGGGCTGGTGATGTGCTCACCGTGAGCGGCCAGGCGTTCGATTTCACACCGCTACCGGAGGGCGGTGAACTGCCGGCTGAGGCGATTGGATCGGAGTGGTTCGCTGGTTCCGTAGTGCGACGCGCCGGCCGCATCCAACTGATCCTGCGGTTCCCGCTTGCCGCCGATGCCAGTGCCGCCGCTCGCTTCCCTGAACCGCTGATGATCGAGGCCGATGGCCCAGTGGAGTTACCGCGATGATCGACTGGAGCCAGGTAAAGACCGCTGAACAGCAGGCGCAAGAACGCTGGCAGGCTGAGTACGATGCCGCAACCGCGGCGCGGGCAAATGCCTACCGCCTGGAGAGTGACCCGCTCAAGACCGAGGCCGAGTTCGACGCTATCAAGGCCGGCGTGGAACCGGACTACAGCGCCTGGATCGCCAAGGTCGAGGAGATCAAGGCCAGGTATAAGCTGCCGGAGGCGGACGGCGTGTAGACTACCCATTTTGAATGGGAGCATGACCGTGCTGGTGGTGAGACTCAAGAAAGGGTGGACGCTGAAGCTTGATCGGAAAGTGAACGATGCGAATCGGGCGGGGGTCTGGTCGTTCCATTGCTCCGAGAGCACGTTCGTGCCTGGCATGGATAACTTGCTGCGGCACGCGGCCATCCGTCCGGCTGAGCCGGCAGAAGGGAAGAGCACCGAGGTAGAGGTGGCCATCTGTCGGCCTGGTGATCCGGAGGAGAAGTGGATTCCGGTTGGGAAGGGCGTGGCGGTCTATGAGGCCGAGCGCTGATGGTGCAAGCGCTTGCATGAGGGCATCCTAAAGATAGGCTGCCCCGCCCCGCACTATTTCTTGGCTTTTTGGTCCTTAGTGGCTTTTTCGGTGTCATCTGACGAGTCGCGTTTACGCCTGCCGGTGATGAACGCGATAACCATGCTGCCAAACCCCAGGCCGCCCAGCGCCGTAGCCGCCAGCTCTCTATCGTGCAGAGCTAGATAGACCGAGGCGGCCAGGACCAGAAGCGCAATCAGGAAACCTAAAATCAGCCCAACCAGCACCTCGACGATGTACCAGGTAGAAAGCTTTTCATCAATCCTGATGGATCTAGCTTCCAT